GGGGGAACCTCAACAGGCTGTTGATATAGGAGATATATCTGAGCTTAGAGGTTCTGCACAAATACTAAGAGATAAGCCATACGAAGCTAATTTAGAATTTGCTATACAAAGCAATGATGAAGCTATAACAAAAGATGGCAGGATGGCTATTACCTTCCTTGATGAGTCCACTGTAAAACTTACAGAACACTCACAATTACTTATTGACGAATATATTTACGATCCAGATCCATCAAAGTCTAAGATGGCTCTAACCTTTGGTTTAGGTACAGCTAGGTTTATAACAGGCAACTTAAATAGAATAGATAAGCAAAACATACAACTTAAAACACCAACTGCTAATATAGCGATAAGAGGCACTGACTTTACAGCTACTGTGGATGAATTAGGCCGTAGTCTTATCATTTTATTACCTGATAAATTTGGTTTATCTAGTGGTGAAATAGAGGTTGTAACAGCTACTGGTTCTGTTTTGCTTAATAAACCTTATCAAGCAACGACTGTGAGTGTATTTGAATCATCTCCTACAAAGCCTGTAATTTTGGATCTTACTCTAGATCTTATAGATAATATGCTGATTGTTAGCCCGCCAAAAGAAGAAGAAATAATGGTTGAAGAAACAACAATTACACAAACCAACAGCTTGCTTGATTTTAACGACTTAGATATTGACTATTTAGCAGAAGACTTTTTGGACGAAGACCAACTAGAATTTACTGAGCTAGATATAAATTACCTAGATGTAAACTTTCTTGAAGACTTGTTAGATGTAATAGATGCACTTGCTGTAGAAAAAGAAGAGGATCAATTAGCACTTGCTACAAGCACACAAATAGTTGGTACTTTAATAGGTAATGATCCAGATACACAAATAACTACTTTAATTACAGGAAACGTAATAAGCCTTAGAAGACAAGTAAGCGAAAGCGTAAGATTAGATTTAAACGGTAGTAACGCTTACACAGTAATTTTGATACAAGATGGTGTTTCTAATACAATCAAAGTAAACGGAGGAAGTGATAGTGTTATTACAATCACTCAAAGTAAATGAATAAACTTATCTTTCCTATATTAGTTGTATTATCACTGCCACTTATATTTCAAAGCACTCCAACTGAAATACTAAAACTCAAAGTATTTGACGCTTTTGTTACTACGCCAGAGCCATCTGGTAATTTTGTTGTCTTGAACATTACAGAAGAAGACATTGAAGAACAAGGAGGTTGGCCATTTCCTAGAAGGACACTTGCACAAATACAAGTAGATTTAATAAATGAAGGTGCTATAGGTGTGGGTTGGGTTATAGGTTTTCCACAAGCTGATCGCATGGGTGGTGATGAAGTGTTTGCCACTACTCTTGAATATATACCATCTGTCTTAGCTATGTTTGAAAATGCAAACGGTGAGTATCCTAAAACCACTGGCACTGTTATAAAAGGTAATGATGTTGGCGGTATGCCTATACTTGGTGTTATACAGAATATAGATATATTACAAGCAAAAGCAAACCAAGGTATTGCTAGTGCACCGGTTGATATAGATAACTTGGTTAGAAGAATACCATTATTACTTAAAACACCTGACGGTTATGTAAGCTCATTTGGAACAGAGGTATTAAAAACACTTACAGGTGCAAGAACTTATATCATTACTACCAATGAAGTTGGTATACAAGAAATAGCTGTAAGAGGAATACCACCTGTTAAAACAGATAGCCTTGGTCGTAAATGGATTAGTTGGGTTGATACACCACAAACAACATTAGAAGAAATGGATGTTGCTGGTAAGTTTGTATTTGTTGGTGTAACTGCTCCAGGTGTTATGCCTCAACTTGCAACACCGACTGGATTATTAGAACCACATAAGATTCAAGCTGCATTATCTGAGTCAATATTGATAGAAAACTCTCCATTTGTTCCAGATTTTGCTCTTGCGTTGGAAATATTAATTTTTGGAATTTTTGTGTCTCTGACGTGGCTTGTAATTAATTATCTTGGTATAACTAAGGGCGTAAGTCTTGCTGTTATTTTGCTCTTTACTACGGCCTTTACAGGAGCTTTTAGCGTTCAAAAGGGGTATTTAATAGATTTTTCATGGACTTTTATCTCACAATTCATTACTGGAGCTATTGCTTTCTACATAAACTACAGAAAACAGTACAAATTGCGACAACAAATCAAAAAACAGTTTGAACATTATCTAGATCCAAGACAAGTTAAACAATTACAAAACAATCCTGACTTGTTAAAACTAGGTGGCGAGAAAAGAAGATGCACTTTTATGTTTACAGATTTGCGTGGGTTTACTGCACTAAGTGAATCAGTTGAGCCAGAAGAAGTTACTTACATTATGAATAGAGTTCTTACAGCTCAAGTAAATGCAGTACAAAAATATAATGGTTGTATTGATAAATTTATTGGAGATGCTGGTATGTATATATTTAATGCACCTATAGATATGTTACACCATGAACAAGTAGCTTATGAATGTGCTCTTGAGCTTATTAATAATGTAAAACAAGTAAGTGATGAGTTGGAGGTTGAAGGTTTGCCATCTGTGGCTATAGGAGTTGGTATAAATACAGGAACTGCAATAGTTGGTAATATGGGTAGTGATACTAGATTTGATTATTCTGCAATAGGTGATCCTGTCAATGTTGCTGCAAGATTAGAATCAGCCACTAAAGAAAGAGGAGTTGATTTGCTAATAGGAGAGGAAACAGAAAAGTTTTGTGGTTATAAACTAGAAGTGCTAGAATCTATAAAGGTAAAAGGCAAAACAAAACCTTTAAAAATATATACAAAACATAAGCAGGATCATGGCAACAACTAAGGAAGCAATAACAAAAATCGAAGCACATGAAAGAGAGTGCAGTATTAGATACGCTAATATAGAAAAAAGGTTAGATGATGGTTCAAAACGCTTTGATAAGCTTGAAAACATGATATGGGCTGTATATCCATTTATTCTGCTATCTGTAGTCTTATCTAGATTCGTATGAGCAAAGTTTTAATTGGCATAATCTTAGTTATGTCTCTTATAACTTTTTATTTATATAACCAAAATAAAACACTTACAGCTAATAACATGGCATTAGAAGGTGCTGTAGCTACGCAAGAAGAAGCAATACAAAGTTTACAAAACGATTTTCAACTACAAACAACAAGTCTTTTAGAATTACAAAACAAAAATCAAGAAATACAACAAGAAATGTCAAGATACCTTGATATATTCAAAAGACATAATTTAACTAAGTTAGCAGCAGCTAAACCTGGTTTAATAGAACCTAGGGTAAATAAAGGAACTAAAGATGTATTCGATAGTATTGAAGAAGACAGCCGTAATATCGACAGTCTTGATAATGGCTTGCAGTTGCAGTCTGCTACCAACTAAACAGATAGAAGTAACAGCAAAGCCACTAGAAAGAACCATTGTGCAACCCATAATGCCAAGAGAGATAGATTTAAAAGATCCTTATTGGTATGTCGTTTCAGACAAAAATCTAGATGAATTTTTAGCAAGAGTTGAGAAAGAACACGGTCAAGTGGTATTCTTAGCTATGTCTGTGCCCGATTATGAGCTTATGGCGTATAATATGCAAGAATTAAAAAGGTATATAAATGAACTTAAAGAAGTTGTTGTCTATTATAAAAAGGTTACTACAACCACAGAGGAGCAGTAATATGAATATATCACAAGAAGGTTTGGCTTTAATTAAAAAGTTTGAGGGCTGTGAGCTAGAAGCTTACAAATGTGCAGCAGGAGTATGGACTATAGGATATGGTTCTACTAAAGGTGTAAAAGAAGGTGACACAATCACACAAGAAGAAGCTGATAATTTACTCTTACACGAAATGAAAGAGTATGAGGGCTATATTAATGATTTAGTAGAAGTAGATTTAGAACAAAATCAGTTTGATGCACTTGTTTCCTGGGTATTTAACTTAGGACCTGCAAATTTAAAAGCATCAACTTTACTTAAAGTGCTTAATGCAAAAGATTATGAAGGTGTCCCTGCACAAATTAAAAGGTGGAACAAAGCTGGTGGAAAAGTTTTGCAGGGTTTAATAAGGAGAAGAGAAGCAGAATCTTTGTTATTTGAAAACAAAGAATGGCATGAGGTATAACCATGCCGTTGCAGAAGCTTACATTTAGGCCAGGTATAAATAGAGAAGGAACTGCTTACGATAATGAAGGCGGTTGGTTTGACTGTAATCTGGTGCGTTTTCGTAAAGGCAGACCAGAAAAGTTTGGAGGTTGGCAAAAACTTACCTCTAATACTTATCTAGGTACAACTAGATCTTTACATCCATGGATTTCTTTAGGAAGCACAAAGTTTTTAGGGTTGGGAACTACTTGGAAATATTATATTGAATCTGGTGGTACCTTTAATGATGTTACCCCTATAAGATCAACTACAGCAGCAGGTGATGTCACATTCTCTGCGTCAAATGGTGACGCTACAATAACTGTTTCAGACACAGCACACGGAGCTGTAAAAAATGATTTTGTTACTTTTTCAGGTGCTGTTAGTTTAGGTGGCAATATTACAGCAGATGTTTTAAATCAAGAATACCAAATTACAACCATCGTTAACGTAAATAGCTACACCATAGAAGCTAAAGATACCTCTGGCACTACTGTAACAGCTAACTCTTCAGACACTGGTAATGGAGGATCTTCTATAGTAGGTACTTATCAAGTAAATGTAGGTCTAGATGTTTATATTCCTAGTACAGGTTGGGGTGTAAACGGATGGGGACAAGGTGCTTTTGGTAGCACAGCAGCTTTGAGTGACACTAACCAGCTTAGATTGTGGACACACGACAACTTTGGAGAAGATTTGATAATGAACCAAAGGAATGCAGGTATTTACAAATGGACTGAAAACAATGGTTTGTCAACAAGAGCTGTAGAACTTTCAAGTATTGCTGGTGCAAATTTAGTACCAACTAAAGGTTTACAAGTAATTACTTCAGAAAAAGATAGGCACTTGATAGTTTTAGGAGCTGATCCTATATCTGGTTCATCAAGAACCGGTGCGATTGATCCTATGCTCATTGCATTTAGTGATCAAGAGAATGATTTAGATTTTGAACCATTATCTACTAATACAGCAGGATCTCTTAGACTTTCATCTGGTTCTTCTATTATTGGTGGTGTAAAAGCAAGACAAGAAATATTAGTTTGGACTGACACAGCCTTATATAGTATGCAGTTTATAGGACCGCCTTTTACTTTTGGTGTAAACCTAATAAATGAAGGTACTGGATTGGTGGGTCCAAAAGCAGCAGTTACGACTCCTGGTGGAGTTTATTGGATGAGTTATAACAACTTTTATTCATATAATGGTAGCGTACAAACATTACCATGTTCTGTCCATAATTATGTTTTTGGTGATATAAACCTTATTCAATCATTTAAAATTCATGCTTTTACAATAAAAGATAAAAGCGAGGTAGGTTGGTTTTACTGTTCTTCTGACTCAGATGAGATAGATAGATATGTCATATATAACTATGTAGAACAAGTTTGGTTTTATGGCCAACTATCAAGAACAGCATGGCTTGATTCAGGTATCGTAAATTATCCAAGAGCTGTTGATAATGGATATTTATATAGACAAGAAACAGGGTTTGATGCTGATGGTGCTCCAATGACCAACGTCTTTATAGAAAGTTCTGACATGGATATTGGAGATGGTGAACAATTCAGCTTTATCAAACGAATCATACCTGATTACAAATTTATAAAAGATGATAATCAAGGTAATGTAAATATAGTTTTAAAAACTAGAAACTTCCCAGGCGATTCTCTTACAACCAATTCAACCAGTGCAATAAGTGCAAACACCCAACAAGCTTATGTAAGAAGCAGATCAAGACAAATAGCACTTAGATTTGAATCAAACGATGATGCTACTGATGATGGTAATCTTGGTATTGGTTGGAGATTAGGAGCAACACGCATAGATATAAAACCTGATGGTAGAAGATGAGCAAACTCTTACAAACTCAACTACCACTCGCATCTGAGCAAGTTACATCTGATATTTTTAACAGATTAGTAAGAATACTTGAGATTAATCTAGGTGCAGTAGATCTAGATAACGTAAGACAGATAAGTGATCCTGAAAAAAATACGTTGAAGTTTAATGATGGTAGTATCATTTGGAATACCACTGTAGGCGTTTTACAAGTTTATACTGGAAACAAATGGTTAGATATTGGCGAAAGAACGCTATCACAAGGTTTTGAAATGACATCAAGTGTTGGCAAGGTTACTATTAATATAGCAGGCAGTACAACCATTACTTTATGATAAATACAGCAGAACAACTTGGATACGAACTAAAAAATATTCTACTAGCCTATCCTAGTGATTGGTATATACAAAAAGATACATTTAATGCTGTAAAGGACTCCATCAAGCCAATCGTAGATTTTTATGAACAAAGTGGAACTGTCAATAGAGAAAAAACAAAACTAGACAAAATCATAAAAGAACCATTAAAAGATGTGTACACCGTTCCTTTCTTTTCAGAGAAGTTTTGCAAAATATTATTAGACGAAATGAAGAATTTAGAAGCACATTATGGCTTTAAACCTAACCCAGAAGAGGATGATTTACGGCAAATACCAGAAATAACTTTTCAAGATAATTGCCCACAAATCTACCAATCTTTGATGCAAACGATATATACTATAGGTAATCCTATATTTTTGAATATTTGGAATAGGCACGTAGATACAGGTGCAATACAAATAGCCAACTATAATTTAAAGGACAAAAAACAAGGTGCTTGGCATCATGATGTCAGTGCTGATATTAGTATGGTAGTTCCTTTGAATACTGGAAAGTACAAAGGTGGCGGAACTGAATTTTTAAAACGTGGTACAGTTGAGCCATTACCTACAGGCCACGCTCTAATTTTTCCGAGTTTTACTCACATGCATAGGGGACTTGCAGTAGAATCAGGAGATAGATACTTATTGGTATTTTGGTTAAAATGTAATGAGGAATGATTTGAGCATGAATAGAATAGAAACTCAGGTAAAGGTATAGCAGGTTTAGGAAGAGGAGAGGATACTATGCTTGCCCACGTAGCACCAGGAGAAATGGTAGTCCCACCAGTTATCTCTCCACAAACGCAAGAAATAATTAAAAAAGAAATGATGGCAGTAGGGCTTGATCCTAACGAATATACTGTTGGTGATGGTATGTCTATCAACCCTATTACGGGTATGGCTGAGTTTGGTTGGTTAAAGAAAACATTTAAGTCTATTGGTAAAGTAGTTAAAAAAGTAGCTCCAGTTGCTGCATTTATACCTGGAGTTGGTACAGCTTTAGGTGGAGTTCTTGGAGGGCTTGGTGGAGGAGTTGTTAGTGGTTTAAGCAAAATACCAGGTTTAGGTGGTGTTGCAAGCGGTATAGGTGGTTTAGCTTCTAGTGCAGCAAGTGGTCTTGCTGGTCTTGGCATACCTGGTATTTCATCTATAGCAGGTGGCACAGCAGGTGGTTTTGGTGGGATTATGGGCGGATTAACTAATCCTTTGGCTGGTGGTATGTTTGGAAAAACTGGATCTACTTATGCAGGCGGACCTGCTGCTGGAAAAGGTTTAGCTAATAGATTTGGTTTTGGCAGTGGAACACCAGGACAAATAACTGCATCTCAAACAGCCCAACAAGCACAACAAGCATTGGCAAGTATGACACCTGCACAAATTGCAGCAAACCCACAAGCATATGCACAGTTAACACAAATGGCTAATGCTGGAATGGGATCACCTTTTGGTAGTTTTTTTGGAGGTCAATCTAGCGGAGGTGGGTTAGGCGGTATGTTGCCACTCATGGGATTAGCAGGACTTTATGGTAAAGCAGTTAAAGAATCCTACAAAGACAGAGAAGGTGGCATGAGAGATATTAGACAGTCTGTTAGACCAGATCTAATGCCAGCTCCTACGTTTACAGGCTTTGACTTAGGTATTAGAAAACAAGCAGCTATGGGTGGATTACAAGAACGACCTAGATTTGCTATGGGTAGATCTGCAATGGCTAACGAGTTAGATATGCGTGGTGGTGGTCCTAGCATTGGTCCTGGAACAGGCACAAGTGATGATATACCTGCTATGTTAAGCGATGGTGAGTTTGTTATGACATCTGCTGCAAACAATGGTTTAGGTGGGTTCAAAGTAACAAAAACAGAAACTGGCATAGAACTTATACCAAATGGTAAACCTGACAGACAAAAAGGTGCTCAGAACATGGATAAACTTATGAAAACTTTTGAGCAGTTTAATAAGATAGGGCAAGCCTAATGCAATACGGAGATACAAAAATCATTAATGGTCAGTTAATGAGATTGACTCCAGTAGGCTACATGCCAGTAAAACAAACAGGCAGAGATCAAATGTCTATAGGTGGTGTTGGCGGTGGTCAAACTTTTGATCCATCAGGTCTTCAAGCACAAATAGATGCAAACAAAAATTTATTATCTAACATACCAAGTTTTGACCCAAGCAATTTACAATCTCAGATTGGCGGTTTAGAAGATAGAATATCTAACCTACCAAGTTTTGACGATACAGCATTAAGAGATAGATTATCAGCTCTTGAGAATAAAGAGATTCCTACTTTTGATCCATCACAATTACAAGCTGGTATTTCTGGTTTAAGTGAACGTATTTCCAATATACCTCAGTATGATGACAGAGCATTGCAAGATAGAATTGGTGCCATTGAGGACAGATATACAACTGGGTTTGATGAATTAAATAGAAGCATTGGTAACATACCTGGATATGATGACTCTGCATTGAGAGATAGATTATCAGCTCTTGAAGGAAGAGAAATGCCTACGTTTGATCCTAGTAATTTACAATCTCAAATTGAGGCTAATAGAAACTTATTAGGCAACATACCACAGTTTGATGATTCAGCTTTAAGAGAAAGACTTGCGTCTTTAGAAGGTAGAGAAATACCTCAATTTGACCCAAGCGGATTACAATCACAAATACAAGCTAACAAAGATTTGCTTAGTAACATACCTCAGTTCGACCCAAGTGGTTTGCAAGAGCAAATACAAGCTAATAAACAATTATTAAGCAACATTCCACAATTTGATCCGTCAGAATTACAAGCCGGTATTGCTGGCTTAAGTGATCGTATATCTAATATACCTCAGTTTGATCCAAGCAACTTACAATCACAGATTGGTGGCATAGAGGAAAGACTCGCAAATATTCCGCAGTTTGATCCTTCTGGTTTACAGCAACAAATACAAGCTAATAAAGATTTATTAGGCAACATACCACAGTTTGACGACTCTGCTTTAAGAGAAAGACTTGCGTCTTTAGAAGGTGGAGAAATACCTACATTTGATGACACGTCATTGCAAAATAGATTAAAAGCATTAGAGGGAAGAGAAATACCAACTTTTGATCCTTCACAACTACAAGCTGGTATTGCAGGTTTAGAAGATAGATTAGCAAACATTCCACAATTTGATCCTTCACAGTTACAACAACAGATACAAGCAAACAGAGATCTATTGGGCAATATTCCACAATTTGATGATTCAGCTCTTAGAGATAGGTTACAAGCACTTGAGGGTAGAGAAATACCTACATTTGATCCGTCTAACTTACAATCTGGAATTGCTGGTTTAAGAGATAGATTGGACAACCTTAATATACCTGAATACAAAGCTCCAGACTTATCTGGTTTTGCACGATTAGAAGATTTACCACAAATAGATACAAGCAAGTTTTTAACTGCTGGTGATCTACCTAAATTTGATCCAAGAGACTTTAGAGAAGACTTTTTATCTATAGCTAGAGAAGGTATACAAATGCCTGAGTATAAAGCTCCTGATTTAAGTGGGTTTGCAAGAAAAGAAGATATACCAACTTTTGACAAAGAAGCTTTTGAAAAAGAGATTTTAGATAAAATGCGAGGAAGCATAGATGTATCGCCTAAGCCTCCCGTTTTTGATAGAGATGCACTTATTGAAGATATTAGGTCTGGTATAGACATACCAAAACCTCCTTCTATAGATAGAGAAGCTTTAATTAAAGACATACGTAGTGGTATAGACATACCTAGGTTTGACAGAGATGCTCTAATAAAAGATATAAGAAGCGGTATTGATATACCAAAACCTCCTTCTTTTGATAGGGAAAAACTTATAGAAGATATAAGAGGCGGTATCAAGATACCAGAGTTTGATAGAGAGTCTTTATTACGTGATATAAGAAGTGAATTACCAACACCCCCTGCATTTGATAGGCAGAAACTTATAGAGGATATAAGAGGTGGTATAGATATCCCACAACCTTCAAATCCTTTTGATCCAAGCAATTTACAAAAAAGATTGACTGCGTTAGAGAGCAGAAACATACCTGCTTTTGATCCAAGTGTTTTACAAAACAGATTACAGGAACTTGAGCAAAGATTAAGTGAATTACAAACACCGACTCAACCAGAGCCATCACCACTTGAAAACGATTATACTTTACCTGAACCACAACCAATAGAGCCTATGGAAAGATTACCTATAAGAAGACCCGAACCACCTATGTCAATAGGAGGTATTGGTGGTGGTAGGCTGCCTCAAGTAACACCAATTACAGAAGATCCAGGTGTTGTAGCAGATAGAAATGCTAGAACTGAATACAGCAACCAGCTAAGAGCTGGTGGTGATGCTTTTAGAGCTGCTTTTCCTGATGCACCACAACGTCCACAAATAGGAACGATGGATATAAGAATGTATATAGACCCGATTACAGGAGAACAAAAAACAGGATCTTCTACAGACATTAGATATAGAAACAGTCTTAAAGAATATTTAGATGCAAATCCAGCAGCTATGGAAAGCTATCAACAAAATGTGTTATCTGTTACAAAACCAGAAAGCATGATACAAGGTCCAAGACCAGTAAGAGGTGGTCCAGCTTTACCTCCTGGTGGACCAGTGCCAATAAGACCAATACCACCACAAGACTTTGGATTTGGTCCAGGCATAAGACCAACAGAGATTCGTGGACCAGATGGAAGAATTATCGGTCCAGCAGGTGTAACTCCTCCAGATTTTGTAAAAAATATAGAAAATAAAGGTCCTGGCAGCTTGCGTGACCGTATTGATGTTGACCGTTTTGTACCACCACAAAGAGGATTTGATCAAGTAACTGGTGGTATGATTACTCCACCAACAGGTCCTACAAAAGCAGACTTATTACCACCAAAAAGAGACGACCAACTATTTATTGATGACAGACCATCAGATCCTAGATTAGATGATTTTGTAGCAACAACAGGACAAGAAGTTTTTGATAAAGATTATTTTGACAGAATTGGAATATCAGATCCAAGAACAAATATTGAAGGTTTACAATTTCGAGGTAACCAAGGCATCAATCCACCACCTAATCCTGCTGCTGGTCTTATAGCAAACCCAGCACCAACAACTGACCCAGTTACCACTGCTCCTACACCGTCTGCAGCGGATGGTGAGGTTCAACCCCAACCTATGCCTGTGGGAGCATTGGATCCTGTATTACTTGGTCAAACATCACAAGAAAATCTTACTGATCCATTAGTAAGAGCTTTATACTTTGGTACAGCAGATCAACCAGGATTCTATCAACAGCTACAACAAGCTGGTGCTAACCTTATTGGTCAAGACGTACCATTACAACAAACAGCAGGCTTAACACCATTAGAGCTATTAGCAAGACAACAAGCAGTAGCTGGTCTTGGTGGCTTTGAACCATTCTTACAACAAAACAGA